TCGCAGCATGCCAGCTCCTTGCTTGTTTCGCTATAACACAGTTCTGCGGGTACGCTGTTTCTAAGATCCCAAATCAAGTAGAGCTTTGAGCCAGTGTTGGGCATCGTGAACTCGCCATAATAAGAGTTTCCAGACTGTGTTATCGGTAACACCTGTGTAGCAGCGGCGATTAAGCTTGATATTCCAGCAGATGTGTTTGCGTAGTTGGTTGAGCTTCGCAGATACAGTATGCTGTTGGATACCGGGACGTAGTCGTAAGTGTCCCCTGCCTTTTTTGTGGTTTGAATCCTCACCGTACTACCATTCACGGGGAACGGGCCGCTTCCTTGTATGCCTGTTTTCGACACATACCTCGACACGCCGGGTGAGAACGCTCCCACAACCATGGTAACTGGCTCGGAAGTAAGCGGGCTCAAAAAGCCTCCACTAGAATTGTAGTATTCCGCATGAATCGAATCACCAGCGTCATAGCTATTCGACAATAAAACCTCCACAATCTCCAATTGAGTGCCAACTGGACATGAGATTTCGAGCTCAAAAACAACAGAGTCTAGCGATCCAGAGCCGGAATACGATACGGACACCTGCGCTGTAGATGGGGATTGAGTTGATTTTGAGAATGTGGTGCTTACAGCTCCAGTAGCCGACCTGGTTAAAGAGGCAACGGAGCTTCCGTCGTAATCAACCGATACGGTCAAAGAGCCGGAAGATATTGAAAGCACGTTCAGTGATACCGTTACGGTACCTATGGTCAGGCCAAGGTCAACACAAAAGTCGTTTTGGTTCAAAGATGAAGTCATGCGGATACTCTGTGTTACACCGCAATCCACACATTCATCCTCTGTTGCTACAGTCCTATCATTCATTGACAAGACATACTCACCCATATATGGATCGTAGCCACCCTGCTTTTGGTTGAATAAGCTACCTCTGAACACATCCCTGAACCACGAACCCATTAGTTGGTCGGAGGCAACAAGAATCTGCTCAGACTGCCCAGATCCATACAGCATAATTACCGCGCCTCTTTTTGCATCAGTAAAGAACTTGTAGGCTCCAAACTTGGCGAAACTCTCCGGATGGTAACTTATGCCATACTCCTCAATCCTTGCAACCTGCGTTCCAAGAACCTCTGGTACAGAAGTTATTGCACTTCCACCAGTGGCGTCTGACAGTAAGTTTTTACCCGCAAGAACGTATGAAATCTTATCTTCCTGAAGAACAAGAACATCTGTCTGCCTTCCATCCAAAAAGTACCCTGGCCCAAACGATTCCTCAAGCCTCTTGTAGTTAATCAGGCCAAGATTAAACTCGTTGAGCTTGTTTACATTGCTCTCGTTGTTGTAGATACCACTGTATGTAATGTCGGAGTACCTTCTTGAAGCCTTGTAATCTTGAGCAGAAACAGAAGTAACCCTATTCCCAAGGGCCATTCTTCTCCCAACTACAGAGTCGCGTATTTTGTAAGACTCCACGCCGTTCCCAAAGCAGAAGCAGTTTGAAAACTCAGGGTAGCATATAGCCGGTTGAGTGGCACTTTGGTTTTGCGTGTCACCCAAATGAAGGCCATTTTGTATGGCGTATACCTTGTGGTTTTCAAAGAAAATGTCCGGAAGAGTGTCTGATGGTTCAGTCTCCAAAACCACAGTTCTACTAGCCCTGAAAACATTGATGTTGACCTCTACCTTAGATTTCCTTCTGCATCCACCTCCACAAGCCTTGGTGCCTACAACGCCCAAGAAAACCTGTTGTCCAGTACCCCCAGGGTTCAAAAACTGAACCTTTATTTGGCTCCTGGTGGTGTTGCCCATTGTGGATATTCCGCCAGCAGAAATAGCGCTGTTGTAGCTTATCTGTGGGTTTGCATCTGGGCTCACCCAAATGTCAGGGTTCTCAAGCGCCTGATCGACATTGTCCCCGTTCCACCAATCAAAAAAGTTGTCGTAGTCCGATGATACAATGAAGTCTCTCTCTATGAAGTATTTAACCTTATCGCATCCTGACAGGTTGCTGCCTTCCTTTCTTTCAACAAGGATCTTTATCGTGATGCGGCTACCAGAAGGTAGGTCGTAGTCAACGTAATTCGTTCCGTCAAAAATCCTTCCTATTGGATAGGAGACCTTTGCCGACCCGTCACAATCTGTTCCGGTAAGTGTCCCTGGAGATATGAAGTCGTTCTCCTCTGTGGTCAGGTCTATGTTATTAGCCCTTACCTTTATATACACTCCAGCAGGAGAGGGTACGCCCGTGATGAAATCTGATGGCTGAGACTCTTTCTCAAGAACTGTGATAAACTCACAATTCGACTTCACTCCACTGCCATCAGCTTTAAGTATAAGCCTGTCTCCGACCTCTACCTTTCTCGCGTTTTCTCCCTCAAGGAGCAAATAGCCATAATTGGTAAGCTCGTCAATAAAGAAGATGTTTGAGTATATGGTCTCGTAAAACTCTCTGTCTGACTTAATTACGAACTTGTAATTCGTAGCCCACTCAGGCGCAACCTGAGACGGAGGCACGATAACCTTAATCTGGTTTACTGAACTAGAAAGCTCGCAAGCTACATGCACGTTGTTCGACTCACTTACAAGAGCTGTTGAGGATCTTCCAAATTCATCTAGGTACACAATACCAACCTCATACCCCCTGTTGCTGTGCAGGCTCTCGCTACCTGACGATCCAATAAACTCAATGTTGGCTGCGATAATCTCAAGGTACTCGTATGCGTAATCTGCAGGAGTGGACAAAGACTCATAGCGCATGGCTGGTAGCTTCAGTCCAATAACAGTAGATCCAGGAGAGGTGACTATCTGTACCGGTTCTCCAGAAGCTGCTATCCCGCTCGAAACCTTGTCTAGGTTGCCGCTGGCATACAAAAGAGAAAAAGGAAACGTACAGTTGACGATATCCGTGAGCTTTGACCCCGTACAAGCGTTGGCAACAGTTTGTATGTTGGTCGCTGTTCCAATAGCCTCCTGAAACTCAACACTAGACGCGAAGTCAAATACAGATGTATAAGGGCTTTGAAGCGTGTAGGTGAAGTCTATGTCTACGTCTTGCGTAACACTGGTTGGGGTGACAGACCCGCTAGACTGACCATGTCTTACGGTCATGCGGATGCTTATGGTGGCCCCTGGGAGCAGTCCCGGAACCGCATTCGCGAAATCTATGTCTAGCTGAGAGTTGTTGGCTGAAACAGTGCCGTCTATGGTATAATCAACACCAGAGGAAGTGGAATCGGTTACATCATAAACATCAATGTCGCTGCTCTCAAGCTCTACATAGTAATCCAGATTTACAGGGCTTCCGGCTGAATCTACCATGTCATACCCCTCAAGGTAATTCATGTACATCAGCCTGTTCCCCATAAACGTCTGAGCCTTCGCTAGTCGGGGGACGTTGTCATACAGTCTAAGTATCTCACTATCAGGAAGTATGGTGAATATCTTGCTGTTGCTGAAAAGATAGCTGGCTGTTGTGTTATCAATAACACCATTGGCCCTCTTATCTATCTTCTCAATAACCTTTATGATATTGCTATCCATCTCCTTAAACAAGAGATCAATGCCGACCACCAACGGCCCGCCGGTGTTGTAGCTTATTCTGGCAGCATTGTGAAGGTTTGACATTCCCTCATTCAAGAAACTGTCTACACTAAAGTCAAATGGACTCGACACAAATGCTGGTGCACTAAATGGAGAGGTGGCGCTATATTCTCCGTCCGCATACTTGTATCTGTACGCAAAGCATATAAATCGCTCTCTCATAAAGTTCTCCTGACCCGGAAGCGTCTCCATCGAAAATGTTGGAGCATATATCGGCGGTCTTTTGATCACCATTATTGATTCCGAAAAGTCACCATCAACAAAAACAGTTGGGGCCGGATAGGCCCTGTTGATGTTTATGAACCTTGGAGGGTTTCTGTCATCTGTCCAAAACAGAAGATCCTCAATCATACCGATACCAGTCACGAGGTATCTGGCATCAAAATTCAGTGTGGTGTTGTCGGTGTCGTTCGGATTCTGAGAACTTATGATGTGATACCGCTTTGTGTCGGTTTGCACATTGTATGAAACCACCATGTCAAGCTTCCCGGTGGGGCTGGCCACAAAGTTGGGATCATGGATCAATAGGTATATCGTTTCCCTTCTGCTGTCGGTAAACCTACCTATTGTCTTAGCCTGTACACTAAGAGATGTTTCTTGGAAGGTGAACTCGCAAATAAGTTCGTTTCCCTTAGCGTTTTCAACAACGCCTACTTCGGACTGCTCGGTAGATCCAAACCGGCAGTTTAGCGCATCTATAACCTCACCATCAGGTACAAGCCTTTCATCGAAAGACTTGTTCATCCTGCCAATCAAAAAATTCCGTTTAAGATTGGGCATTACTTGATGGTTTTATTCTGGCCCCTCATATTCATCAGTAACCTTCCAGGCTTAATGTTGCTCATCCGGATCTTAGCGTTTTGCCAAAGAGCTCTTCTCTTTTTCTTAGCTCTTTCCACAATGTACTCCTGAACACCAAGCTTGGAGTTGAGAAGCTCATAAGTGATATGGGCGTACAGATACTCCTCAAACATCTTATTGACGCGCATTTTCGACTCGTCACCGCCTTCCATTCCGTCTGAAAAGTATTCAAGTATGCAAAGGTTTCCAGACATATCAGAGCTGAAATTTATCACGCCTTTGCTCTGGTCTATTGTGAACCTTGGGTTTGAATTAGCCGTCTCTGTATTCATTCCACAGCGACCGCCGACATCAAACTGAAACACCCATCTTCCATCAAAAAACCACCCATCTAGCCCATTGAACGGGCTTCCAGGATTCATGTAGATGCTCTTTTCAGTTCCGTTGATCCTGTCGAAATCTAATTGAGAATACTCAGGCTGCAGTATGTTTCCAGACTCATCAAACAAAATGTTACAGTCATTGTCCTGCAAATAAGCATTAGATGACTGCACCTGTATGTTCTCTGAAAGCGGATACAAGATGCCATCCTTGTACATTGATATGCGAACCCAGCTCACATAATCATAGGGAAGAACAAACCTTAACTGGTCACAAACATCGAGTTCCAGTACCTTGACTTGCCTCAGGGCATCGTAATTCAGCTCCTGGATGGCTCGCTTGGCATGAAACACCACCTGGAAGCGGTCTTCATTGTTGATCAGTTTGTTGTTTCCGGAATACATCAACATATAATTGTTGACGATATCATCCAGCGAAATGTATTGATACGACCCCCAATTAGACTCGTTCTGGTAATAATCAAATGGTGTCAAGTAGGCCATGGACTGTTATTGTTTTTGTTTCGCCATCATCTCCTCCTGGAGCGCATATTGCTGGACAGCAATCTCTCTTATAGACATTCCGGCGTATTGAAGAATCCGCAACACCAGGTTCACCTCATCTTCATCTGGGAGTTCAAAATCCTGGTAGTCTGGAGAGCTTTGATTAAACGAAGGCTCACCATTGACTAGGGTAGTAAACGTCCACTTTGGTTCTTTTGGCATCCTTATGTACTGGGCAAAAACAGACCCATACTGAGTATTGCTTTCAGGATACACCTGAATTAAGTTTCCTTGCTCAACGTACACTGGGAATAAAGATGAAGGACTTGTGTTAAGTCCCATTTGAAGCATGTGTATCTTGGAGTGAGATACTCGCTCAGCCTCTCTAATTACGCTCTTTGAGTAAACCCTAAACGACTGCCCGATAGCCGTAAAAATATCACCTGATAAATTTAGGCTATTTAACTGAACACCAGTTACATAAGCAAAATCTTCCGTGGTTGAATTGACCACAATGTCGCCGTTGCTTACGCCGGTGAACTGAGATGTAGACACCAGTTGATTGCTGGAAACAGCACTGCTTGCTCCACTAAGCTTCACCGTTGGGTATATCACAACCTTATTGATTGCTTTATGAATATCCCCTGTGGTAAGTAAGCTTGGTAGGTAAAACGAGTTGTTGATTGCGGACTGGCCGGCAGACGTCTTCCCTAATGCTTTTGTTTCAGAAAACAGGTCGATAACCTCTTCGGTCATCTTTTTAGTGTTCGCGTATCCGGTTCCACTAACCCTTGCGTTTTCTCTATTTACAGCATCATTGTATGCTGAGAAATACTCATTAAATATGTCAATCTGCGCGTTTTTCGCAAAAAGATTGAAGTCCGCTGGCGACAAATACCCGTAATTGTTTTTGTTCAGTATAGACAGAACCGAGTTTCTTACTGAGTTGATCATCGTAGCTGGTAATAAGGCTGTTGCAAATCTACAAAAAGAAAAGCCCGGCGAACCGGGCTCTTAATTACTTGTAGACTACTTTGTCACCTGGATCTTTCGCGTTATCGCTATCCGGTGGGGTAACGTGATCAATCAACATTGAGTCAAGCATTTTGTATGCGTCTAACCCCTCTGGAGATTTCAGGAAATCTGCAATAACAGAGTACGGATTAGCATTATGAGGAACATTGAGCATCTTGCTCTTGAGTTTTGGCATGTTGTACCAAACTTCAGTTTTGTTTCTCCTGAAACTCAACAGGTTCTCCTCAAAATACTTGTACACATTTCCCTCTACCTCTGTATTGGGATCTGACAGGATCTCAAGGAAGTCTTCCGAATTGTTTTTTGCATAAGAGAGAACGTCTCTTCGTATCTCTCCGCTAGTGAGGCCAGCGGTCTGCCTTCCATAAATCACCCTGTGAACTATGTCAAGCTGCTCGATAGGCATCTCTCTCGCACGAACCATGGCTTCTGCATCCATATCAAGACGGGCAAGCTCTTTCTGAGCATCTCTTTCATTGTCAACCTCCTCGAAGATTTTGTCTAGGCTAGGATGGTAATGAAGAAGTTGTTGCAAAGCTTGATTCTCCTTGGGGACATTCAGCATGCCTGATTCAAAAATGACGTGGCCAAGGATAACCTCCCCTTGCTGCTCGTCAATAAATACGCTTTGCTGGTTGGTGGCATAACGAAGGGCTCTTGAAGTGCCTTTCTGC